CTATTGCATACATTGTATGGGCTAGTTGTCATCAAATAGGGTGCGACAATCTGCGCACCCTATTGCCTTAATGTTGCCACAATCCTATAATATCTTATAATCATTATTAACAACTAACAAAGGATGACAATGCCGTTATATGTATACAGAGACAAATGTGAAAACTTTAAGAACAAAGACTTTGACCACCAAGAGTGTGATGATGTTGGTATAACAATGTCAGGGTTAGGTATAAAGAAAATCACAAAAAATAATATCGATGAGTTGGTATTTAGATTTACATTTGTACAAAAGATTGCTTACACTCGTTCTTCTAAATTATACTCATATAATGATATGCGAGATGCTTTTACAAAGTATCTTGGTTTAGAGGTAAACTGCACAGAATTAACAAGACATAAGTTTATGGTTAATTGTGCAAGAGGACTTGAGAGGGACATCTCTTGGGAGATGAGATCTCGACCACAAAAAAGTTTAGACCAAACAAAGGAGGCGTATGCATAAGTAATTAGTTGTCAAGTTAATAATGCTAGGTGCGACACTATGTCGCACCTAGAGAAGAGCATGTGGGCGGGTCCCACCCATAGAGGTACCAAGTCAAACTCAAAAGTTAAAGTTTTATTTAGGGGGGGAGGGGTACAAAACGTAAATAGGGATCCTAATGTATACCCTTTATAGCTGGATTTACATAGTTAAACGTGTTAAATAGTTTTTATCTAAATAGATCCTAATTTTACTTTTTTTAAAAAAGGGGGTAGGGTTAAAAAATTATTTAGGTACCATAATTAATATTATGCTAGATATAGAAAAAATAAATCAGATTACTGATCCGAAAGTAAGAAGACAATTAAAACTAGACATACTAACAAGTATGAAAAGAAAAAAGGATTCTAAGATGAGAACTGATTTTCTATCTTTTGTAAAGCATGTTTGGCCAGAATTCATTGAAGGTTACCATCATAAAAAAATTGCTGATGCATTTAATAAATTAAGAACAGGTGAATTAACTAGGTTAATTATTAATATGCCGCCTAGACATACTAAATCAGAATTTGCTTCATATTTTTTACCTGCATGGATGATAGGTAATGATCCTAAATTAAAAATTATTCAAGCAACCCATACTGCAGAACTAGCTGTAAGATTTGGTCGTAAAGCTAAATCATTAATTGACTCATCTGAATACCAGGATTTATTTAAAACAAGATTAAGAGAAGATTCAAAAGCCGCAGGTCGTTGGGAAACGGATCAAGGTGGTGAATACTTTGCTGTCGGTGTCCAAGGTGCGGTAACCGGGAGAGGTGCTGATTTATTAATTATCGACGATCCACATTCTGAACAAGATGTCTATTCTCCAACTGCTTTTGAAAAAGCATATGAATGGTATACATCAGGTCCACGTCAGCGTTTACAACCTGGTGGAAGAATTGTTTTGGTAATGACAAGATGGTCAACAAAAGATCTAACTGCACAATTAGTTAATGCTGCAGCAAAAGAAGAAAAAGCAGATCAATGGGAAGTAATTGAATTTCCTGCAATCTTACCAAGTGGTCAACCAGTATGGCCAGAGTATTGGAGCCTTGAAGCATTAGAAGCTGTTAAAGCTTCTGCAGGTGTATCTAAGTGGTCAGCACAATACATGCAAGATCCAACTTCAGAAGAAGGCGCAATCATAAAACGTGAGTGGTGGAAAGATTGGAATAAAAATTATTTACCTCAACTACAACACGTGATACAATCTTACGATACAGCATTTATGAAGAAAGAGACAGCAGACTTTTCCGCGATTACAACTTGGGGAATCTTTCAAGAAAATGAAGATAGTCCTCAACAATTAATTTTATTGGATGCTGTTAAAGAACGATTAGAATTTCCAGACTTAAGAAGAGTAGCCAAAGAACAATATGATTATTGGCAACCTGAAACTGTATTGATTGAAGCTAAAGCATCAGGTTTACCTCTTACATACGAACTCAGACAAATGGGCATCCCTGTTGTCAATTTTTCCCCTTCCAAAGGCAACGATAAACACAGCCGTGTAAATGCGGTTGCTCCTTTGTTTGAGTCTGGAATGATATGGGCACCTAAAGATAAAACATATGCTCAAGAAGTAATTGAGGAATGTGCCGCTTTTCCATTTGGAGATCATGATGACCTTGTAGACTCAATGACACAGGCTCTGTTGAGATTTAGACAAGGAGGGTTGATAATGCACCCTGAAGACTATAAAGATGAGCCTACAACCAAAAGAAAAAGGAGCTATTACTGGTAATGACATTTGTATGGAGACACCCAAACTATTATAAAAACCTTAAAAAGAAACTAACTGAGACGGTACCACCTGAATCAGGGCCTGAATCTCAAGGCTTGAATATTGAGTATAATACTGTTAAAGATGTAAAACTGGAGAAAAAATCACATGGCAGAAATAGACAAGGCGCTACCAAACGTTAAGCAATCTATTGAAATAGATTCACCTGAAAAATCTTTAGAACAAAATATAGAATTACAAGAAACCATTCCTGATCAAGGTGAGACAGAAATCACTGAATTAGAAGATGGTGGTGTAGAAATTAATTTTGAACCAGGAGCCTTCAACCAGGCACAAAGTCAAAATCATTATGATAACTTGGCTGAATTATTACCAGAGGAAATATTGATGCCTCTTGGTTCAGAACTCACTTCAAACTACATGGAGTACAAATCTTCAAGACAAGATTGGGAAAGAGCTTACACTCAAGGTTTAGATTTACTAGGGTTCAAATATGAACAGAAGACAGAACCATTCCAAGGAGCAAGTGGTGCAACACATCCTGTTCTAGCAGAAGCGGTTACTCAATTCCAAGCCTTGGCTTATAAAGAATTGCTCCCGGCTCAAGGACCTGTGAGAACTCAAGTTATTGGTGCAGTAACTCCTGAGAGAGAAAACCAAGCTAAGAGAGTTAAAGAGTTTATGAATTATCAAATTATGGATCAGATGAAAGAGTATGAACCAGAGTTTGATCAAATGTTATTTTATTTACCATTATCAGGATCAGCTTTTAAAAAAGTTTATTATGATGATTTATTAGGACGAGCTGTTTCTAAGTTCGTACCTGCAGATGATTTAATTGTTCCGTATACAGCTACCTCATTAGATGATGCGGAATCAATTATTCATCGAATTAAAATTTCTGAAAATGATTTAAGAAAACAACAAGTAACTGGTTTCTATAGAGATATTGAATTAACACCAGGTTATTTAAATGAAACAGATTTAGAAAAAAAAGAACATGAATTAGAAGGAACAACAAGTTCTAAGAACGATAATGTATTCACACTACTTGAATGTCATGTTAATCTTGATCTAGAGGGTTTTGAAGATCGAGGTCCCAATGGGGAAATAACTGGTATTAAGCTACCATACATTGTAACGATAGAAGAAAACTCTCGTTCAATTTTATCAATTAGAAGAAACTACGAAATAGGTGATACTAAACGTAGTAAGATTCAATATTTTGTACACTTTAAATTTTTACCTGGTCTAGGTTTCTATGGCTTTGGTTTAATTCATATGATCGGTGGATTGTCTCGTACGGCAACTGCTGCATTAAGATCATTATTAGATGCAGGAACATTATCAAATTTACCTGCTGGATTTAAGCAAAGAGGAATCAGAATTAGAGATGATGCACAATCTATTCAACCTGGAGAGTTTAGAGATGTGGATGCACCTGGAGGAAATATCCGAGATGCATTTATGACTCTTCCTTTTAAGGAACCAAGTGCAACACTTCTTAATCTTATGGGTGTCGTAGTACAAGCCGGTCAGCGTTTCGCATCTATAGCTGATATGCAGGTAGGAGAGGGTAATCAACAAGCCGCAGTGGGTACGACAGTTGCGTTGCTTGAAAGAGGAAGCAGAACAATGTCTGCAATTCATAAAAGACTATATGCTGCTCTGAAACAAGAATTTAGATTATTATCAAGAGTATTTAAATTATACTTACCACAAGAATATCCATATGACGTAGTGGGTGGAGAGAGAATGATTAAACAAGCAGACTTTGATGATAAAGTAGATGTTATTCCAGTAGCTGATCCAAATATATTTTCTCAAACACAAAGAATATCAATGGCTCAAACAGAATTACAATTAGCACAATCTAATCCACAAATTCATAATCTATATGAAGCATATAGAAATATGTATGAAGCAATTGGTGTTAAAAATGTAGATTTAATTTTAAAGAAACCACCTCAACCAATGCCAAAAGATCCAGCATTAGAACATATTGATGCTTTATCTGGACAACCTTTTCAAGCATTCAAAGGACAAGATCATAGAGCTCACATAACAGCGCATATGAGTTTTATGTCTACTAATTTTGCAAAAAATAATCCAATCATCACTGCATCATTAGAGAAAAATATTTTTGAACATATTTCTTTGATGGCTTTGGAACAAGTTGAAATGGAATTCTCTCAACAGATCATACAATTACAAGCAATGCAACAAAACCCAGCTGCAATGCAAAATCCACAAATGCAACAAATGGTTATGCAATTAAATATGCAGATCGAATCTAGAAAAGCTGTGTTGATTGCTGAGATGATGGATGAATTCATGAATGAAGAGAAGAAAATTTCTGGTGATTATGGAAATGATCCAATTGCTAACTTAAAATCTAGAGAGCTTGATCTAAGAGCACAAGAAAATCTTCGTAAGAAACAAGAAAACGAAGAGAGACTTAACCTAGATAAGATGAGAGCAATGATGAATCAAATGAATCAACAAGAAAAACTACAACAAAACGAAGATTTAGCTGAATTAAGAGCAGCTACATCACTTGCAAAGCAAGAACTAGGTAAAAAAGGAGGAATGTAATGAAAAAAGGTCAAAAAAAAGTAGCAAAAGTTATGAGAGAATTCAAAAAAGGAAAACTTCATAGCGGTAAATCAAAAAAAATTGTAAAAAATCCTAAACAAGCTATTGCTATAGCTCTTTCTGAAGCTAAAATGTCTAAAAAAAAGAAAAAATAATGATTCCATGGGGTTTATTAGGTTCTGGTTTTAAAGCAGGTCTTGAAATTTACAAAAACAAGAAGGCCGCTGATGTTGCTTTATCAGAAGCAAAGCTACTTCACGTAGAAAAAATGAAACGTGGAGAGATTGAGTACACTGGTAAGATCGCAGAGAATCAAAAAGGTGATTGGAAAGACGAATTTGTACTTTTAGTTCTATCGTCACCATTATTTTTATTAGCATATTCTGTTTTTGCTGAAGATGAAAAGATGCAACAAAAGATTGACCTCTATTTTCAAAAATTACAAGAGATGCCCTGGTGGATAGTTGGTTTATGGGCGTCAGTAGTTGCAGCAATTTATGGACTTAAGGCTACAGATATTATAAATATGAATAAAAATAAATAAGGAGAAATAATATGAAAAAAGAAACTACAAAATATCCTAACAAAGGTATGAATTCTTTAGCTAAGAAAAATCCAAAAGTAGCTAAAAAAATTATGGGCTACAAAGATGGTGGAAAAGTTATGAAAAAGAAATGCGCTCAATTAACTGGTTGGGGCAAAGCGAGAAGAGGTAACTAATGGCAACTAAAAAGAAACCTGGCCTATGGGCTAACATTAATCGTAGAAAAAAATTAGGTATATCGAGACCTAAGTCTAAATCAACTATATCAGCTAAAGCATATGCAAATATGAAAGCTGGTTTTCCTAAAAAGAAGAAAAAATAATATGGCTAAAGGTGTAAAACATTATTTTAAAAGTGGAAAAGAATATAAAGGAGCCACACATAAAGATAACAAAGGTAGACTTATGTCTGGTAAAACACACACAGCATCAAGTAAA